CCGCAAGAGCGATTGCACAGATTATACCAACAAAGACATTCTTCATGTTATTTTTCCTCTTTTTTGATTTTCTTTACAGGTTTTTCAACGGCTTCGGCTTTGACTTCAACCTTCGCCACTTCTTCTTTTTTCTGTATTGCTTTTGGTTTGTACATTGTACTCTCCGTTAGAAAGGGGTGCAGGGATCACCCACACCCCAATTTAATTAAGTACCTACAACGGTGCTGTTCAGGTTGATGTCAACCAGTGCAGCAGAGCGATAAACCTTATATCCAGCACGCATACGACCACGGTACAGGTCAGCAAAACGACCTTCCGCCCGCATCTGTTCGATGCTGTCAGGGCTTACCTGTACTCCAAGTGCAATACCATCGCCAACCAGACCGCAAAGACCATGAGTCGTTGTGGAAACAGTCGTGAGGTTATTGCTGATGAAGCAGTTGAATCCGCCGTACACAAACGCATCCGAGCGACCAGCAGTCAACGTGCTGTCACCAAGAGCGGACTCGCGCCCACCTGTGTATGTGAGGATAGCTTCTTTGAAGCCAGACGGAACAGCCAACCACTTCGGCTGCGACTCAGGCCAATCCAAATCCTTTACAGCCTTTGCAAGCTTACCAAAGAATACAGGGATCTCGGCACAAGTTGCCGCTGTGAACTGAATGTCAGTAGTTCCAGACAGATAGAAGTTAGAACCTGCATCACCGTGAACGCCAAAAACTCCCTCATCCAGAGCATCTGTGAGTTTGTAAGCACCGCGCTTGATGTACGTGGACATATAATCCATGTCGGTTTCAACTTTATTTGAATCGTAATCAACCAGAGTGAAAGCCTTGTCAAAGTTGACAGTCACTTCGGTTTCTGTATCTGTTACATCGTCATACGACAGGTCAGTTGAATCGCTAACGTCATCAACACTAACATCAGAAGCGGCAACAATTCTCCACTTATCAGCACGTGTATCAGCAATAACATTACGGTTCACAACTTGACCAGCAACAGTCATCGTCTCAAAAAGAGCGATTATTCCATTCGCCCATACTTCTTTTTGCACATATGATAGAGCCATTTTATTTCTCCTTTGAGGAAGCAGCAGCCCATGCTGCATCCAGGTTATCTACTAAGTCTTTACCCCTCAAACTACCGACGTTCTCATGGGTAATCTTGTTATTATCAGAAACATTAGCCTTCTCTTTGCCGGAAGTACCAGCCCCACTCGGTGTTGTTGCAGCTATAAAACTAGCTTGCGATTCCACTAGACCCTTGAGGATTGGAGCTACAACAGCCTTATCCATCAAATCGGAAGTGTCTATATCTGCAAATGCTTCCTGCATCACCGTATCCCTATACTTACCCGACACGCTCGGTAACCAATCGACGGTTAACGACTTCAGCGCGTTTGAACGTAGTGTCTCAGCGTGTGCTTTCTGTTCCGTCTGGAGTTGCGCCTCAAGAGCCTCGGCTTTCTTTGCCGTCTTCTCCATTAGCTTCTGTATCTTCTCCATTTCGGACGACCCAGCGCTAACCGTTTCTATCTCAGTTTCTTTTTCATCAAGGGCTGCTTGTAATTCGGCAATTTTCTTTTCGTGTTTTAGCCGTTCTTTTTTACCCTTGGCGTTTGCTGCTGCATCCAGATTCGGTTCTTCGTAGCTTTCTAATGTTGATTTCTCCTCATCAGTTAAAGCCTCGCCAGCCACCACTTTTGCCAATATCTCTTTTATTGTCATAGAACTTTACTCCACCACTTTTAAGGTATGGCTTAACCTCCCTACAAGTTCTGCTCGTAGTCACAGTCCCAGCAGAAATAGCTGCTTTGCCTATTAAAATTATTCTTCGTCAACCTGTGCGCCTGATTTCCTTATACCTTCACCATCGTCGGTCGCCTGGTTTATTACGCCATTTGTAACCTTACCAGCCATGCTCGCTGCGTCTAACATCACCGGCTCGTCAAACTCCATCTCTGCAATCTGATTGTTAATCTCCGCACGTTCCTCCGCAGTCAGTTGCATATTCGTTATTTCAAGGATAGTATCAACAACGCCGTGAACCGTTAGTTTCTTAACGCTGTCAGGAAGATTCATGTTGTCAGCCAGCACCAGACTCTTAAAGTCCTCGTATATGTTCGACACGCGGAACTTGTCGGAGTACACCGGCTTGATAACCTTAATGGAGGAATCAAGCTTATTGGTCAAGGTCCACGCCTTTTCCTCGCACTCTGATATTTGTTGAGCGTAATTCCTCAAGACTGCTTGTGGGTCAAGATGGTCAAAGTGTTTCGCGTCTGCGGATTCGCTGAAGTTCTTTGTGAAGTTGAGATGCAACCCAACAACGTCAAACAATTCCTCACGCTTCCGGCTCAGTTCCGCTTGCATCGCTGCCAATGCCGTTGCATCCGGTCCGATAAACCGCGTTATTCCCTTATCTTCTGGGCTTTCAGTGATTGCGTTTGATAGTCCGACAATAGCCTCAACAGTCTTGGCTATGGAATTACCGCTATTCTCGCTTGTGGCTTCCTCTGTAATTGAAGCCGGTAACACCATCTGCGCGAATACGACCTTGTGCATGAGCGTATCCAGTGAACTCTCTAAATCCAAACTCGCTGCCTGTATGTCCTCAACGTCGTCGTACCAGTGCGGTTTATCAGATATTTCGCCACACGCCACAAAAGGCACTTCTTTTAGATTCAGAACAATAGTGCTTTCGCTCTTGATTGAAGACATACCGCTTGTGTCGATATCTAAAACGTACTCTGTAACGCTCCCACGCCTCCACAACCGCCTGACAACGTGTGCCTCATTGTAAACAGTAGGTTCGCTATTGTCCCACTTCTCGCCCTGTGTCATAATCCATACAAGCTCGCCCTTATCGTCAAAGTTCCAATCAACCACCTCACAAGCCGAATACAAGCGCCAGTATGGTCTGATTTTCTCCTTTTTAGCCGTTGCACGCGACACCTTCTCAGAAATAAATGGAGCATCAATGCCAATCCAGCACCACTTCGTAGCAACCAACTGTTTCAGCACCTCGCCCATGAATGAGTTAATGGAATCACCTTGGCGCGTGATGTCAGACAATAGGTCAAGGTTCTGTTGTCCGCGCTCTGGCGGTTTCGCATAAACGTACTGCCTTATCTTCTCAGCAACGCGACCAGCGTTATTTATTAGGTACGCCCTATGCTTCCGACCAGCAACACGATTAACCGTGTCACCAAACCGGCTTTTATTCACTGTCGCACTTGTGCCTGACCAATCAATAGTTGATTCGCCAGGAAATTTATTTAACCGCGCATCGATGTAAGGTCTGCCACCATTTAAGGCAAGCAAATTGAGTATTAGCTTTTCTCTGCGGTTTTCGTAGGTTACGTGTTGTCTATTTGCCAAGACCTTGTTTGGCTCGGCATTAACCAGTTTATTAGGCATTTGCACCCCTCGGATAATTAAAGTTAACTTCAATTAAACGAAATGTGCGTCAACTTGCTACAGAATAAACGCCTTTGATTTTGTCTTACCGTCAATCTCAGCAATCATGTATCTAAGCGCATCCATCGTGTGATTGCTCTCGTCTTCCGGCTCGTCCTTGCCTTTTGCCATCATATAACCAGAAAACTCCTCAATCACAGGAGTCGCATATTGGCAAACCATAAGACCTGGTATTCCATCACGGCAATTCAGCCTTTGCTTGACCCTATCTACCCCACCCATAAGCGGGCTGTCCTTATGCGCGTTTCTGTTGGGTATTCCATTCTTCTTGAACTGTTGCCTATGCTCCGGCTGATGGTCTGCAACCGTCCACTTGATCGGCTCGAATTTCTGTTGCATCGCAAGAATAGATTTGGCATGTTCCGTCATAACTTGCCGGTTGGAGAAATAGCACCGGTATATTATCACCTGACCGCCCACCATCCCACCCCATAAGCAGACGGTAGGGTCATTCCACCCAAAATCCAGTGACCGGCATAGAGTAGTTGCTTTGACTTGGCTCTTATTTGCCCCGAACACACGCTTGCACCGCTTACCGTCGCACATCCGGCACACATGTATGTCTTCTTTGAACTCCTCGTATACCGCACCCTCGGCATCACACCACTCTCCGTCAATGTTTCGCCTACGCTTCGTCCCCGTCTGTGAGTCCATACCGTCAGTATTGACATTGGCGCTGTTGTCCCACGGCTTCCACCCACCAATACGGCAGATACGGTCTGAATAAGGCAATATTCCGCCCTCCTCTGGGTCAACCTTCAGTACGCCGAATTTATAGAGCCAGTGGCGCTTACCCTTCGGATTGGTATCAAATAAAATCTGCTTGTTAGCGCTCGCAGGAAACCAGCCGTATTCACTCTTTACTACATCCTCAACAGCTTCACACTTCTGCACCGCCCTATCCCATATCGCATTAACAGTCTCATATTTCTGGTGTACAGCCTCATTGAACCACATTGTGATATACTCATCACCCAAAATACGCCCAAAATTTTCAACAGTGTCTACACCCTCGCACCTTATCTCGCTACCATTCCAAAACACAAGCTTCAAATCGGTCTCATACATCTTGTAAAGCGATTTAAGCCCATTATCATCAAATACCTTACGCATATAACGCCCAACCGTTCCGGCAGAACCCCAGAACCCACGCTTGTGTTGCGCCCGTTCTTTCCTTATGACAATCTGCTTGCTGCCAGGATACACTATAGCCCTCGCAACAATCCACGCAAATATTAGCTCAGTCTTACCAGACCTAATACCACCATCAAACACATAATAGATGAAATTTGGATCTCTTAGCGCCCGTAACGCTTCTCTCTGCTTCACGTTAAGTATCATATCCAAGCAAGCTGTCATTTTGCCTCGAAGCCGGTATATTTCCCGTTAATCCTTACACACTTGTCACATTTACGCTCTCGGCAGTCTTTCCTGTCACCACAGAACCCTATCGGATAGTTCCCACGGCTCTTGTAAGTCTTGCCCTCAGGATAATTCTTGTCTAACGCCATATTCCACCTCTTTCTTAACGCATTTAATCAAATTAGCCATTTCCAGCCGGACATCAAGCAAATCGTCAATCTTGTCTTTGATTATCCCGACCTTTATGCCTTTATCCCATAAATTACCCAGAACCATCAGAACACAGTCAATACCAACTATGACCGTGTAGCAAATCGCACCTATACGCTCTAATTTAGATTTGTCCACATATCCTCCAGTACACACCAATCAGGTATCTCGAACTTATCCCTAACCACATCACGCTCAGACTTCAAGCACCACGAAAACCACCCACTAACGCACGCATCATCAAAATACGGGCATTCCTCGCACACCTTAATCTCTAACTCAAGCCGTTTCATCTTTCGCCCCCCATAATTTTGCACATATCCGCGCCCAACCGTTGCGCACTTCTCCACTCCTTCCGAATACTCACAAACAGGAATCCTACAAGCAAACCAACAACATCCCAAATCATCACAAATGGCGTTAATATGAATACTATCACTGCGAATATATGTTTCATCCTATTCTCCTATATCCTAATCTCCACAAAAACCGCGCCAACCGTTCCGTATCACTACACCCATCCTCATTATGCAGATACTTGTCTGGTATCCCCTCAGCGTGCATACCCTCATGTAACGCACTATTCAAAGCCTTAAAGTCGTTGCTCCCAAGTATTAGCATATTCATCGCCTCGCCCTCAGTTCCAGGAACATCACATACCCCATCAATCCTGCCACATTCAAGCACCTTATACCGACCCAACCTGAATGTGTGTGACCTCATTTACCTAACATCTCCATGTTTATCAGCACCACATTTGCCAACGCATACAATAACCACAATATCCCATAAGAACAGCTACCATTAACCATATACCACAAACCAGCCAAACTCTGCAACCCAACCAACGCCACAGCAAACCAGTTCATTTTAGCTCCGTAATGTCTTCCTCGGTAATCGTCCAGCACACAACCTTCTCCTCAGCATTATAGTACACCGCATGACCCTGGCGAACCATGCACACTACCAGCGCATCCACATAACCCTCGTCCAATATATCAACTTTAATCTCGTACCGCTTCATAGTTCACCCGTTCATTTTTAATGTACACCAGCCATTACTGAACAAATGTTCGCAACGGGCAGTCGGTCTGCAATAAACCTCCGAACAAGCTTTACGGAGATATACTCCAATAAGAGGCTCCAGACGTTTCATCAGGCTACCACGCCACCGTTGCTATTAAATTGTCAAATATCAATCCCAATTCACTATCACCAAAATACACCACATTAACACATAAATGCACTCATATCCGATTCCCGCACTCGTAGCACGCCACAGCATCCTCTGGTATCATTACCCCACACCACGGACACTGCTTGTAACGCTCAACCTTCCCATCACTACCAATAGTTGCCATTATTGTCTACTTCCCGTATTAATCCACTATTCTTTCCATTACTCACCAATATGTTCAACTTATACCTAGTTAACCAGACATCCACCCCAGCCAAACT